TATCAAAATCATCATAATAAGGACTTATATTTAAGTTAGTCTTTTGTGGCATTTTCTTTAGAATTCCAGGATGATTTTAACGTCTTCTTTTTGACGCTCATTTCGAGCAATCAATGGTCTATTATCTAAGTAAATAATATCCCCTGATCCTTTATTTATCTCAGAATCAGATAACCCATTTTTAAAAGTAGTTCCTAAATTTATTAACTTAGTTCCAGTTGGGTTTGTACTAATACCACTAAATCCAGTATCTATATTCGCAGAGAAATTAGAAACTTCTCCCAATATAACATTAGCAGTTGATTCAAACTCATATATTCTGCCAGAAGTTGAAATACCAGCATAATCAGTTTGATCATTTGTAGTAGTATAATTTAAAGATCTATCTCTAAAATACTTCAGTACTTGAGTCTTTTTATCCCAAGAAGCAATATAACCCTCTGCTATTTGATTAGTTTGAGTAGTTTGAACTATTTTCTCACCAATAGTTGGAGTACCAGTAATAGTAGATAATTTAAGTGCTTGTAATGATGAAAAATCATTAGTAGTATAAGTATTTGCTGTTCCAACTGTTGTTGGATTTTTTACTATTCCAATCTGAGAGAATTTAGTATCAGTTGGAAAATCCTTAGTAGAATCATCAAATCTTGCATAAATTAAAACTTTATCTGTACCTAATTCTTTATAGATATCAGATCCATGTCCAAGAGCTGGTGGGATAATAGGAACAAGTTTAGCTCTATTATTAGCAGGAACATTATTACTTATCGAACCTAAATCAACAAGTGCATAACTATAACCTTGTCCACCTGCACTTACAGTTACATTAGTTATCGTACCACTAACAACATCAACTCTTGCTTTAGCACCAGTACCATCACCTATAATACTAACTTCTTGTCCCAATCCTTCAGCATATCCACCACCACCATTTTCAATATATACATGTTTAATTTGATTATTATTTACTAATGAATTTCCATTCTCCCTAACAGATCTTATCTGAGCATCTGCTGTAGTAGTCCAACTATTAGGTACTGTAATATATTCTGTAGAATCGAATTTAATAATATCACTTGGAGAAACTGTGAAAAGATACTTCCAAATATAACCATCACCACTATTACCAGCTCTTGATGGTTCTAAATCAGTGAATGTTGGTTCATCCTGAGAAATGTTTCCTTTTGCAGTCTGTGATGTACGATCTCCAGTAGATCCATTAGATATACAAATATAAACTCTATAATCTTCATTCATTACATAATATTTTGCACCATATAATCTACTTGCACTTTCAATGGGAGATGGATTTTCTGAACTATAATCATCCCTATACATTTCGTATCTAGATCCAGCAGTCCAGTTAACTCTTTTAATAATTCTTCTTATATTTTTAGATGATATCTTTTTACCAAACATCATGGTATCACCAACATGAGCAAGGCGTGAAAAACTATCAACTGGATCTGGTGTATTTGTTTTCCATGAAGAAGATCTTCCAAATCCTTGAATATCTGGGTTTGGTAGTCCAATGAAAACATAGTATGCATTCTCATCAGACTCAACAGAATCTACAAAATTATTGGCGTTCAGAATTCTAAACTGGTCAGTGACAATTGCCGACATATCTATAACATTAAACTTTTTTTCTTTATTTATAGCAGATTATTGGTCAATTAGATTTGTACTCTAATAGCACCAGTATTTCTCAAACCTTGTAATGAATTTAAACCACCATAGTTCCTTCTTTGTATTGTTGGGAATGTGGTTAATCCAGCATCAACAGTTAATCCAGTTACACCAATAGAAATTGGATTACTTGATCGTTTTCCATTATATATTCTACCCCATGATATTCTTCCAAATGAAGTTGTTAATCCAGAATTAGCAGATGAAGTATATCCATCATAATATCCACTTACAGCAAATCCAACAATAGTATCGGTTGTGCTTAGTATATTACATGTAATCTCTGCTCTTTGATCTTCAACATAAACTGAGGCAACTTTGTAAATATTATCAAGATATGTTGAACCAATACTTACTATTTCATTATCACTATTATCAACAGAAGTAACTGCTGCTCCACCTTTAGCTGCTGTCCACCTATTATTGGTTTGTTGATATGATCCATCATTGAATGGTAAATGTGCTCCTGTAGTAACGATACCAGATAAATTAAATTCAGTATCTTTTATTAATACAGGATATCCAACTTTCAAATCTGTTGCATTCTTATCTGCATAGAAATAGAATTTCAATGCTAAAGGATGACCATTAGTTCCAGTAGTTGTTGATATACCAGTAATAATTCCAGCAAATCCCTGAACATTCTGTATCTCTGTCAATTGTTCAGTAGTATACTCTACTGATTTTATTAAAACTTGTGGTGGTGCAGAATGAGTATAACCAGAACCAGGATTAGTAATGGTTGTTCCAGTAACAGATCCATTTAATATAGTTGCAGTTGCGGATGCAGTTATACCAGCACCAACAGATGTATGAATACCTGAGAAACTTAATTGATAGTTATTACCATCAGTATAACCAGAACCAACATTTGTAATATCTAAAGATCCAATTTGACCAGAATTATTAACAATTGCAGTAAATCCAGCAGAAACTGCATCTTTAGATGGCATCATTAAAGCATCTATTGATATAATATTAATTCCATATCTATCATCTAATGAAAGATGTAATGGTCCTTCTTCATAGAAGAATGATTCTGCATCATCAACAAAGATACCATCATCAACACCAGCAGTAGTTCCAGTATCCACTTTAACATCACCAATAATTCTTGCAGTTGGATATACTTGTGGTTCAATACTTTCTCTTGACTTGGAAATTAAATCACCCTTAATCCATCTATCAACTTTTTGTTTAGTCCATTCAAGTGGTTTTGGAGTAACTTCATTGATTCCTGGACCATTGTAGATGGTGGTTTCAACAAGATCAGATCCAAGTATTTCTTTAATAATTCTTCCAGTTTCTTGAGTTTCTGTGTATGGATCTACATTTTCATCAAGATATTTTGGATGCTTACGAATCCTAACTGAATCACCAACTTTAAGTGTTTCTGTTACATTAACTATTTCAATATCAACTCCATCTTGACCCTTATAGAAGAATATATCAACTTTATCACTATCCATTGGTGCTTCAGTAAATACAAATGTAGTTCCACCTTGGAATTGATATGATATATTTGGTGTTTGAAGTACACCATTAACAAATATTAATAATACTGCATTTAAATCTATTTGAGATGATAATTTAGCAGTCTCATCAATTTCAAAACTCAATAATTGTCCATTAAAGAATAGAGGGAATCTCTTTCTAACACCATTTTGTAATGAACCAACACTATCAATAAAATCTAATTCTCCAAACTGCCAAGCAGAGAAGAAATCACTAAATGTTTCAACAACTTCAAGTTCAAATTCTTGTAGTGGTTTTTGTAATCTCTTATCATGTACTAAACCAATTGGTTTAAATTTATCACCAATCTTAAATGAATGTCCAGGTCTTGCAATTTTGAAATCCGATATTTCAAACATACTTCTTGCAGTACCTACTGTAGTTGCTGCTGATCCAACTGAAAGATTAATAAGTAAATTTTCACCAGTATCTGCTGTTAATCCAATACCAAGTCTTGAAACACCTACAACTGGTAAATTCTCATATACTGGATCTTCAACTTGAAGTTGTGGATTAACATATCTACCACCAGCATTTTTAATAGTAAAGTCTAATGCACCACCAGTTCCTGCAGGTGATTTACCAACATTTACTCTAAACCAATCAGTAGAAGACTTACCAACAGGTACTCCAACATTATGAACAGGATCTGTTGTTCTTGGATAAGTGTGAAGTGTCTGATGCTGATCATGAGCACAAGTTAATGTTATAGATTCAGTAGCAATTCCAATAATCTGATTTGCTTTGTAAATACATCCATCTACAATATGAGTATACTGATGATCAAACTTATTATCAGAAGGATTTGGATTTACATTAACTTTAAAAGTGTTTATTGTCTTATTTGTAATGGTCAACCATCTTCCACTTGCATAATCAGTAGGTCTTGGATAATGATGTTTAGTTGTATAATTATCCTTTGAACAAGTGAATGTTAATGAATTATCTTCAATTAATATAGAATCACCAACAACAAATCCATGTCCATTCTTAGTAATTGTTAGAACTCCATTGTTCTTATTATATACAACAGTTGTAGGTGTAATAGTACTACATCCAACAAATCCATGAGATGGGCTTGTTACCTGCATCCAACCAGTTGCAGGATCATAATCAACATTATCTGCATTCTTTTCAATAAGTCCAGTGTACGCTACTCCTGGTAATGCACTAACAAACTTATGCTTATTTGGTGCTATTATTGCTTCAACAATTCCACCTGTTCCACCACCTCCACCAGATCCAACATTAATTGTTATGGTATTATTAGTTACTACTTCAACACCCAATTTAGCATTAGATGCTGGATCAGTAGTTCTTGGATAAGTATGCTTACCAAGATGATTATCTCTTGAACAAGTAAATGTTAATGAATTATCTACAACTGTAACAACGCTGGTTGCCTTTAGAATGCCTCCATCTACTGAAGATGCAAATATATGGGTATAATTACCACCAGTCTTCACAGAAGCATTTAAAGCACTCTTAAAGGTGTGTTTGGTAGTATTTGTAGAAGGTATAATAGTTAATACTTTAAGTGTAATTGTATTAGCAGTTACAGATTCAATTTTAATAGCAGTATTATGATAAGGATCAGTTGCTCTTGGATAAGCTTTCTCTGAGGTATTGTTATCAACATCGCATGTAAATTTAATAGACTCTTCTAATAATCTAACATGAGTTCCTGGTCTCAAAGTATGAGATCCAATAGTCAATTCCATTAATCCATTTACAGGATCATAATTAGCATCTGTTGGTGTAAATGTAACTTCTGGTGAAGTTCCTACATCCAAATCAAAAGTATCAGTTTGCTTATTTGAAACTTGTATCCACTTACCACTAATTGGATCTGATTCTCTTGGATATGAATGAGTAGAAGTATCATTATCCATTCCACAAGTGAATACTATAGAATGATCCTTGACTTTAACCCAATCATTATTATTAAAAGTGTGTCCAGCCATAGTGACTGTCAATTTTCCAGTTGTTGGATTATATGATGCAGTGTCTGCTTTATGTGCAGTTGCTGCAGTTAAATTATGATTACCAACAGTCAATACCAAATTACCTGAGAATGACTCATAAATTGCATCTGTTGGAGTTAGATTTCCAGCACCATCAATATCAATACTATTATTTGTAGATTCTATAAACTTATGATCATATTCTATGTCAGTAACACCTATTGCAACAGGTGATCTATATCCAGATCCAGTTGTTAGATCTGCATAATATTCATAGGCATAAGCAGATGGACTTTCTTGGAATTCATGATGAATAGTAGTAATACCTGCATTAACTTCAAATGATCTTTCAGAAACTATTCCAACAACAAATAATGGACGTTCGTGATCTTGGAAAATTGAAGTTGTAATACCAACATAGTTGAGAGTCTGAACAGCATTTGCAGTTGCAGAAACAAATGTATGAGGATCTGTATTGGTTGGAGTTGTTCCTAATAAAACATTAACCTTAAAAGTATCTGGGGTTACTGTATCGATGTAAAGATACTTGTCAAATGCAGGATCAGTTTCTCTAGGATAAGATTTACTTCCACCACTACCAAATGTGCAACTGAATACTAATGATTCTTTCTTAAATTTAATAGCATCACCATTTTGAAGTCCATGATTAACGATTTTTATTGTTAAATCTCCAGTTGCTGGATCATATGATGTTCCAGTAACAGGTTGCCCAACAGTCTTAGTTGGACATGTAAATTCCAATCCCTTCAACTTAACAGTAGTTGGAAGATCTCCAGAGAAACCATGAACATCATTAGTTGTAACTGTTATAATTCCAGTTCTATAATTATAAGCAGCAGTTTGAATTCCAAGGTTCTTTCCAGATGATGTTCCCACACCAACAATACCATTAAGAGAACCAGCAGTAAATAAATTTGAATTATCCTTCAAATCAACTTTTACATTACCACCAACAAGAGGAGCATAACCAAGACCTGGTGTTGATCCCATAGAAACAATCAGACCACCTCTTGGTAATTGGTTTTGATTAATATCAAATACTGATTGTATTTTTTGTCCATTTTCTGAAGAAATTCCAGTAAATACTACACTTGAAATACCAGCAACAGTATCATTATTAAATTCATAGTTATTTCCAGAATTATTAATTGTTAATGGTGTTTGGAATACTCCATTGATGAATAATATTCCATTACCAATACCAACACCTGTGGTTGTATTAGCACCACCTACAGTCGTTGTATAAGTTCTACCAATTCCTGTAAATACATCAGATATATCATCAAATACCATATTTGTATCATAATTACTTCTCAAGAATGTTCTACCACTAAATTCTGCTCTAACATATGGTAAATTTGTAATACTTCTACGTTCTCTGGTATTTCCTTTAGGTGGATCTAAGAACCATACAGTACTATCTACAATATTAAAGGATCCTCTATGAACTCTTACTTCAGAATCAGCATTATGAATAGCAGCAGATATACCAAGAGAACCTCTAGCAACTCTAACAACTGGTAATGTACAAATACCAAGGGCAACATCTCTGGAATCGTTTATAGTTCCAAGACCAACACTTGCAAATCCTACCTGCTCAACCTTCATATATTCATTATCAACTTTAAGAACATCTCTTGGTTGAACTGAACTAATTCCACTCAATACAAATTGCGATGTTCCAGCACCAATATTTTCCTCAAGATTATGCTTAATTGATGTAAATGTAATTGGTTGTTGAACTATTCCGTCAAGACCAATTACAGTCTTACTCAATTTCTTCTTCATTGCAATTTTATGGGCATTACCTTCACCTACACCAGTGAATGTAATTCCAACACCAGAACTAATAAATTCCAACCTACTGTATAATTTGAATTTATTTTCATCAATAACATTAACAAATAATGTTGATGGTAAAATATCTGTTGTTAATCCAGCATTAGTAGTTGTTTGACCTATTGATACTCCAGTAGCACCAACTCCAACAAATGTTGATCCTGGTTCATACTCTAATTCTTCATTTGTATTAAAGAAATGATTTGGAATAGTAAAGATACCAGTTACTTTATCTAACTGTGTAATATCTGCAGGATTGAAAGTTTTACTATAAATTGGAACATTTTCATGTTCAAGATCAAAATTAATCTTATTTGCTCTACTTCCATTAACACCATCATAAGCTGACAAGAATACACTTCTTTCAACTGAACCATATTGTAATGGTAATGGTTCATTTTTGAAATCATTTTCAGTATTTACAATCTCAAGATGAGATTGTACTTCTACAACAGAAGAATTCCATTCTACATCTGGATAGAAATTGAATTCTATATCATTTCCAGTAGTAACAGTACCAAATGTTCCAATACCACTCATAGAATCAATAGCAGTAAATGGATACTGAACAGTAATAGCATCACCGTTAACATCTTGTATTACTGTAACTTGATGAACTGCTGATATATTTCCAGAAGAAACCCTAATAATACCCTTAATAGTACTATCAATTAAATTGCTAATATTAGTAATTGTTATTGGTGAAGAACCAGAATGTCTGCTATTATATGTTGTTTCTATTCTTGCAGTTCTTTCCGCACCTTCAGGTTGTCCTGGAGTGGTAAACCTATGTGTTCCAATACCAGAGTCTCCTATTGATGTAGCACCAAATCCAACAATACTTGCATTAACAGAAAGTTTTTGTATCTTATCATTTTCACAATCAAGATATACTTTTCCAGAATCATATCTTGCAGTAATAACACCTACCTTAGTTGCACTATAACTAACATCCAAACTATCTGTATAAATTTCAGATATATGTGTTTGAGTTCCATCAAAATCAACAATAACTTCACTATAATTAATCTTCTTAGTTACATCATTCTGAACAAAAAGACTTGCATGTAAAGAATTAAAATCAGTTGCATCAAATTCTGCAATTGTAGTAGTTGTAAAACCAACAGTGGTAGTTCCTATACCAACATTTTTTCCAACTAAATCTATAGAACCGATTTGTTTTGTTCCTTCAATAATAGAATCTGTATTAAAATATGTTTTAAGAACTTTAATATCATGATCCTTATCATACTTATCAGTTGGAACAAATTGTAATGTTTTTCTTCCAAAGGAATCGGATTCTGCAGTAAAATCACCCAATCTCATATTTGTAAAATCAGATGCTTTATCAACCAAGAATGCATCATTGGTAGTAGTTAATACTGCTATTTCAGAAACTTGAGTATCAAAAGTATCTGGATCTGTTATTTGTATTAAATATTTGGAGAATTTACTGGTTATTTCTTCAACCTCAGTAAATAAATCTTGAATACCTTTACTTGAGAACCTTGGACTAATATCATCATGCAATAAAACTCTATTTGTCTTACACTTAGTATAATCAGTTAATTTTAAGTTTTCAAACTGTATAAATTTGGATTTCGTCTCTCTTGAATCATAATCAGTAACAAAATCAATATTATTAATAGTATCAACTCTTCTTTCACCAACTACATCCAAAATAACAAGAGGATCAGCAGATTGTGTACCAATAATATCGGTTTGAACACTTGAAGTTATACCAACATCAGCAAAATTTTTCAATCCAGAAGGATGAACTAATCTATTAACTGGATCAACAAATTTATCCCAAGTAATATTACTCTTAACAGAGTATGATAAATTTTGATAATAATCATTATTTTCAATAACTTGGAAATCTTCACTTATTTTTCCAATATCATCAACCCAACCATAATCTTGACGATTTGAATAATCTACACTAAATTTTGCTTTATTTTCAATTATAGAAACTACAGTAGCACTAACATTACTATTAGTCCCACTAATACGATCACCAACCTTTAATTCAAAAGTACCATCAACTTTAACAAAATCATCTCTTGAATCTACAATACTAACATCTCTTTGAGTAAATTTACCATTAGCACCAAGAACAAATAATCTCTCATTAGTTTCAAAAGATCCTCTTTCCTGAATACTTTCAAGTACTGGATAATTTGATCTATTAATTATATTTGCATATCCAGACTGGAATGTTTTTGCAATACCAGGATTAGTCGATAATCCAATCAAATTATATTTCAATACAGCTGGATTTGAATTTACAAAATCATCAACTTTAAAGAATCTATATTGATAATCTGATGAGTTATATCCATCACCACCAGTAGCAACACCAACAGAAGATGATGTTTGTGTACCTATTCCAGATTCACCAAATAATTCTATACCTTCAACGAAAATTTCATCTCCAATCGCAAATGGTGGAGTAGTAAATCCATTAATTGGTGTACTTAAAATACAAGTAACAATACCTGATCCACCTCCAGTCATGGAATTAATTCCAACACCATTAGAATTATTAACTGCAATTACTCTATGATTAACAGAATTTAATCCTTGAACTGGTGCTATTACTTCAATTTCTGAAACAGATTGATGAGGTGTATGTGCTATTAATGATGTTTCATCAACAACTTTATTATTTTGTGGGTCATATACAATTAAATCAGGAGAACTTAAATATTCAGATCCACCATTAATAATATTAACGGATTTAAGACTATCTAAATTATCAATCCTAATTATAGGAGGTACGTATGCTTCTGGACTTAATGTTTTATCAGAACTATATTCATAACCAATATCAAGGATTCTAACATCCTTAATTCTTCCAATAGAAGTTGATAATGCGATAATATTAGCATTTTTACCATTATTACTTACAACTGATTTAAATTTTGGAAGAGATTTATAGTTATATCCACTTGATAATAGTTTTATTTCTTTAATTGCACCAGTTACATTCTTAGATTCTGTCGAATATTCAATTTTTTCACATTGATCATCACTATAATGTAAAGATTCTGGGATAGATCTTGGAGAAATCTTATAAGTGTCAGAAGTTATACCAAATATTTTATAGTCTCCACTATAAAGACTATTAACAAAATTTATTTGAGAATAATCTGGAACACCTACATCACAAGTACTAATGAACCCATTTCTAGTTAATCCATAATATAATTTTAATGGTGCTGACTCTGAATAAGATAATTGTACTGTTGTTGCACCAACACTAACATTAAATAAATTACTATCTTGAGAACTATTAAATTCATTTTTAAATTCTTTATCATAAAATACCTTAAGTTCATAATTCTCTAAAGAACTATCAATTGTACTAAATGTTAATTTAGAATTTTTTGGTACATTTATTGGAGGATTAACTAAAGCAACACTATGATCAGAACCACCTGTAGAAGTAAGATCAATGGTTAATGATGGATCAACTTGAACATCTTTTAATGTTTGAGCAAATCTAACTTTACTTGAATCAACCTTAGAGATATAATAACATTGACGACTTAATCCCCCTACTGGTTGATCACTATCATAAAAAACTTTTTCACCTGTTTTATATCCATGATTCTCAATAGTAATAGTATTATTGATAGTGTCAACATCAGTATCATTAAATCTAACTCTATTAATTAATAATTTCTGGAATTCTTCATTATAAGATAGTGTTAATGGTGCAGTACTACCTAACCCTACGACACTATTAGGAACTACATCTAAACTAATAACATCACCATTAGATAATCCATGATCAGATGTATTTGCAGCACCAATTTTAACCTCAACAGTAGAAATAATTTTACTAATATTACCAGTTACCTGATTATGATTAGATTCTAAAACATATTCAAAATCATTAGAACCATTGCCGTGGAAAAATAGACCATCACCAGCAGTGTTTGCTATACCTACTTGAGTTGCAAGTCCAATATAATTTTGCCCCTTATTAATTGCATATACAGTCTCTATATCAGTAGTTACATTGGGTATATTAAACAAATTCGTTGGATGTTGTGTATCACCTACAATAAATGATGTTGATGTACCCTTTTTCCTAAGAGTTAATTTTTGTCCTGTCTTAAATGGATGATTTGGTAGATATATTGTTCTTGTTGGGATAGGTACAGTTTTTGTAACCTCTCCAATAGTATAATCAACACTTATACCACCACCAACAGTTGTTCCAAGACCAACTGATTGATGACCATTAAAATAAATTAAATCATTTACCTTAGATTTAAATTCTTTAGTTTTAACAGGAATAGTAACACTACGATTTAATACATCTATCTTTGAACTATAAGTATGAGCAGCACCTACTCCATACCTCTTAATTCTTAAGATAGATCCCATATCATATATGTTCAATACCTTAACAGTCTCAATGTCATTAATTTTAAGTGATGATCCAATTGATACTGTATTTGGTATGATATTAACATAAATGTCCTCAACAACTCCATTAACAAGAGAATTAACAGACATTGTTTTTGCTAATCCAATAACATTAGTACTAATACCAACTTTAAACGAATCTGTTAAATGTACAATAGAACTACTTAAACCAGAAATTGATACTGTATCTTGATCATTTAATTCTATAAATGGGGTATAGTCTGCAATTACTTTATTCTCAGAGTCCCATAAGAATACTGCATTTTCAGAAGTTTCTAATTGCGTGTCAATACTAGAAACACCAATACCTGCTATTGAATGAACTTCTCCCCTAACTCCCATTCCATTAGTTTTTTCATTATCAAATACTGTATAATCACCAACTTTATAACCATCACCACCATCTAATACTTGTAAAAAGTCTACTACACCAGAAGTTACTGATTCTACTTTCGTAAGTTGTCTAACAGTTTCATTAGATTCTACAATATAATCATTATTAGCAAATTCATCACCAACTTTATATGGGAATGTATTTCTAACTATATCTGTATTATTAAAATCAAAGTCATGAGTTAACGTTGTATCCGTAGAAATGAACTCTGATCTATAAGTATTTCCAACAAAATATGGATATGATGAATCTATTGCACCTGTAGAAGCATTTGTTGCTATTCCAGCAAAATATGCATATGTTCCATTAGGAAATTCTGGTGTTTTACAGAATCTTCCATTATGAGAATCCAAATTACCAATATCTTCATATTGATAATCCTCTATAAAGAATCCTTCAGGGAAAATATCAACATTATTTGGATATTTAAATGAAGGTCTATTAAAAACTTTACTTGAATCTAATACATATCCAGAAGTTATAATACCTACAGAAGATGTATCATCTGGATTAGCATATCCATAAGGTCCATATATTGGATTCCCATCATATGCCCATCCTATTATTGGAGAATGTTTAGTTCCATCATCATTGAATGCATCTGATATATTTTGATTATATCCTATTAAACTCAAATATACTGAATCAGATCCCTCAGAATTCAAAGAATATTCACTTTCCTTCTTCTTCGTATCTACTGTAAGTTTTCTAACTCTTGATTCAAATAAAGCATTAAGTCCTCTTGATTCTGAATATACATTAACAGAACCTGAAGTATATCCAATACCACTATTAACAATAACTACATCAACTAACTTTCCATCACTAATAATGGGTCTAATAACAGCACCATTTCCAAACACACCAGTTGTTGTAATTCCTGTAGTTTCTACAACAATTTTTGGTGATGAATAATATTCTGATCCCTTATTTAATACTTGAACATCTACTATTTTTCCATCAACAACAGATGGTTTTAATTCAGCACCTTTTCCATTCTCTATTGTTACAACTGGATTCTTCTCAAGATTAAGAATACTAGATCCATATCCAACTCCATTATCATAAAGATAAGTATCAATAATATTACCAGTAACGACTGGAGTTAATATATTTTCATATGAACCAGTTATGGTTGACGCATATGCAACATCTATATGAACTTTAATATCAGGATATTTAAATGTCTGATATCCTGTACCAGTAGATCCTAAACCAACATAATCACCACGATCATAATTAGTTTTTCCATCTGCAATTCTAAATGAATTACTATCCAATTTCATAACATAATATGAGTTATTAGCAGTTAATCCTTCAATTGCTTTTGGATATGTACTTCCAATACCAACTGTTGGTGAATATTCGACAATATCACCATCATTAAATCCATGATTTGTAAAGTTTATACTATCAAATGTAGTTGATATACCTGAAGGATTTACTTTTAATTTTCTATATTGATAATCAGAACCAGATTCAATAACTTTAATTGATTTTAATACATTCTTAGAATTTGTTCTAAATCTATGAATACCACTAGCAGTAGTTGCAGTAGAAATACCAATAGTATTAATACCACTCATAGCATCACTATAATTTTTATATAATGTTATTGTTTTTGAATTAACAACTTTAACATTATATGGTGCTCCATTAGATAAAGTTCCAGTAGGTGTATTAGTAACATCATATGCAGGACCAACACCTATTTCAGCATTACCATTACTATTATAATAAATTGTCTCACCATTAGTTAAATAATGATCTTTTTTAAATGTTATAGTTTCATTTTCTTTTGATATTCCACCTGCAAAAAATACATCTCTACTATCAAAATCTAATTCCCTAAACCTCTGCCCAACAATCGGTTCCAATCTACATCCAGATCCATTACCACCAGTTAATGATAATGAAACAACTCTATCAATATCAAAATCATGTGGATCTACAAAAACTTCCTTAACAGATCCACTAACTATTGGTTCAATATATGCTGTAGAACCACTACCAACAGGAGATTCAATTGTTAATCTTGGTGGATTAATAATATCATATCCATCACCACTATTAAATGTATCAACAGATGTTAATGGACCATAATAAACATAATTATTAGAAATTGGTGATCTTATTTGAACGCCATCAATTAATACACCAACATTATTAAGAGGTATATTATTTTCACCACTATTAACTGGTTCATGATCTAATCTAAATCTTCTTAAAATTTGATTAGGTGCAAGTTTTTTACCAAATCCTGTTGTTTTATCATAATGGTCTGATAAAATAAATTCATGAGGACCTGTAGCAACTGAATCTGTACCTAATCCTATAGATTGTGTTTTATTTCCAACTTGTCCCCTTGATCGATATAATCTAATTTCAGCATCAGTTTCTGTTGATGAGAGAACTTCAACATAATAATTTTCACCAGAGATCAATCCATCTAAATCTGTTCCATGAGATCTATAAATTATAGAGTCTCCAGTTAAGAATTTAATAGGATTATCAATCTTAATTGTATGATATGTATCATCAACTTCGTGCTTCTCTACAATTATTTCATATGAACCATTAGGAATCGTTGAAGAATTTATATTAATATTATTTAAAGTATAACTTGGTAAAGAGTTTGATGCAACATATCCTTCTTTGTCACCATCAACATATACATTCAAAACATCAGAAATAATGTTGTTATTTCCATGAATTAATTCAATATCATTACTTGATGCTTTTCTTATATTTCTTCTAATATCATATTCTGTTGTTAAGGGGGAGGAAGAACTTGGAAGCCCACTACCTGCTAAAGTAATAGAGTTTTCATCAATAATACTATCAACAACTGCATTTGCTACTATAGTGTTACTATTTCTTTTTAAAACATCTACATTATCATTTATTTTTAAACTTGATTTATCAATAGAACTTCCTAAAGTAAAAGTACTTCCAGTAATTGAATTAATTTGATATCTTGATTTTGTATTATAAACCCAAGAGTTTGCAAATATTTCCTTATATGATGCATCAGTATCAATAAATGTATATGGATACTTTGATACCCTTTTTATAGATTCTCCAACATTTTTAACATATATTCTTTCATCTTCTTGTATTAGTGAAACGTCAGATACAGTTTTAAAATCTGATAAAACACCAGTAATTCTTAACTCAACTTTTTCTTCTGTATTACCATCAGCATATCCATAAATTACTTCATCAGATCTCAAATCAGATGAAATTCCTACAATATTATTAACTCCACTACAACCAAAGAATTGATTTATACTTTTTGATGTGTATGTAATTATATTTTTACTACCATTAGTCCCCTCATTTATTAATATACCAGACTTAGCAAACCCAACAGTAGAATCAACCGAAATAATAGAAGATCCAACAGGAACTTGATCTAAAGATTTTGTTTTACCTGGAATTGTAAATATTCCTTCTATTAAATCTCTATCATCAAATCCAACAAATAATGAAAGTTTATAATAAGGTTTATTATCTCTTGTAAGAATTTCAACCTCAGAAACTGAAGCATATGTTGAAGTATCCGTTGATTTGTATATCGTTTGCCCAACCAATTTAGATGGATCAAGATCAAGAGTTAATAAATCCGCAATAATTACTTCTCTACGAATAAATTCTGATGATGATGGTTTAATTAAACGATCTTCTAAATCTACTATTGTAGCATCAACACCATATAGAAGTTTAAATAAAATTCTAATTGATTCCTGAATACCTTTTGATTGATAAAAAGATCTTGCATGTTTAATAAAATTACCAACATCAATACTTTCATGAAAATCATTATCTTCTAATCCAGGTAAGAATGTCTTCTTTAACTTCCTATAAAATTCCTGTAGAAATAATACACTTAAATTAATAACAACACTATCAGAGGTATGAGTATTTGCTTTTGTACTCTCAAATATTAATGTATCTTTATTGATATTATTGAAAAAAGATGAAATTCCTACATTATATCCAGTTACTCCACTAAAACCACGAATACAACCAGTAAAAGTAGTGTCTGTTTTTGCAGTATATGTTATTATTTCATCATCAATTTTTAATAATCCATATGTATCTGGATATCCTTTTGTAGATAAAACATTAATAGTTGTATCTGATAAAGAAATTGAAGAAGTTAGAGTTGTTTTTCCAAATATAACTTCAGGAACTAAATTATCAACTTTAAGATATTGATCAAAATTAGAAATTAAATCAATACTACCACCTTGAAATTCCTGAGACAGGTAATACTGTTTAAAAAATTCTGTTGCAATAGGAAAATCATCGACCAAAAAACTTGGAAGTTGATTTTCTATTATTTCATTTAATTTTATTCTTCTATCAATACCTACAACCATTCTTTACTTCCTCTCCAATTCTCCATTTGAGTAGCTTGATGTGTAATAATCTCTTGAGAAGACAACACCCGAAACATCTTCACCAGATGCAATTACGTCCTTGATGGTATTTATCTTACTATTTGTAACGTCAAAACTAAGATAAAGATCCTTTAACCCAACAACATCATTTGAATCAGGGAATGCTTGAATTTCAATTACACTATTTGAAGATATGGTTGATGTTATATTAACAGTATTAATAAGAATTTCACCTTTAACATAATCCACTGTTCCTACAGATTTAACTACAACTCTATTTTCATTTTTCTCATTTTTAGTTATTATACTTAAAGTACCTTTTCCACTACCATCTAAAGCACCATTAGCATCTTTATTTGGTACATCGGTCAAATATACTATTGAAGATTCTCCAGATACTGTAAATCCTGTACTCTTTATATTAAATCCTTCAGGATTAATATAAAATCTATTACCAAAACATAATTCATATTGTGCAAACTGATTGGTTAATACTTTTAAATCTCTTCTAATTTTAACTTTAGTAATATTTGAGGTAATAGCATCATCTACTCTATCAATTAGTTGTAAGACTTTACTATATTTAAATCTACCTCCAAATTTATTAATGTCAACGTTCTTAGAATATGAAACAAGAGAATCTGTTATTTTTGATTTTAAATCAGTTGAACTAGTAATTTGTGAGGAATTATAATAAATTGATGAGTCAATTTCAACATATAATATTTTAAGATCAATAATACTGGAATCTATTCCAGCAATAGAATAATTTTTTAATTTATTCTTAATTTGCATCTTATCAAAATCAGAAATATAAGTTCCATTTTTAGGTTTTATACTAATCTGCACTTTACCAAATTGAGGTGGATCTAATTCTTCTCCACCAACAACAGCAATTGATTCCGTTCTTGGATATATTGATTGTATAATTGCTTCATAATCTCTTGGGGTAACCGCCCTGTATTGTGCTGAATATAGTCTTGGACCGTAGTATTTAATAGATGAAAGGTTTTCCATCTCAGAACCGTTTGAGGCACTCTGAACGGTGTTTATCGATACATTACCATATGGTATAACTGTCTTAGATCCTGGTTCATTTGGATCTTGATCTGTAAAGACTCCTTGGAATTCAAATACAGCAGCACCATTACCAGATTCACCATCAGTGATAATATATCTGGTGGTTATAACATCATTTGTATCTAATTTTCTACCAAATATATTGTCACCAAATAATAACTCATATCTTTCATCTTGAATTTCTTGAGTAAAGAATATCTCCGAAGTTGGATCAAGATTCAAAATATTATCAATCATTTTCCATTGTCTACCAATCTTACCATATCCAATAGTTGCTTCATAATTAGCAGCAATTTGAATGTAAGTTGTAATAGTAGAACTATCAATATTTGGACTATCTAATATAAATCTTTGATCTTTTAACCCTTTAGCAACAAACCTTGATTCTGATAAAGTACCTTGGAATACTTCTATAGGATCTACAGGTGTACCAAAGACTGCTTCATATATTTTATTTCCCGATCCATCAGGATTAGTGGTTCTTCCAGTGTATTTTAAAGTTGCAGGTGTTGGTTCAGTAATAGAGAATCTATATGTAGTGTTATTTGTAGCACCAACACATACCAAACCTGGTTTTAAATACAATTTAGACAACTTCTGAGTGCTTGAAGTTACGTCTTCCCCTTCATACTCTACCGTAAAGGTAACCATCGCCTTTGAAGCGGTTTTAGAGCGTGGTATATAACCAATATTACGTGCTAAAGATACTACATTCTCCCTAATAGACGCAGAATCTAAGAATGATTCATTTGCTACTAAGTTTGCATTAAAGGCATTAATGTAAGTATTGTACGCTAAAATATCAATTAAAATGGAGAAGTTAGATCCTTCAAAATCAAAATCAGAAAAATTTGAATTATTGCGAAGATAATCCCTTATCTGTGCTTTGATTTCATCAAAATCTAAACTAGTAAACTGTGTAAATGGCATATTATTATCTGGTTGATTCTAACAGAAAATTGAATGATTGTGTTGGTACTGATAATCCTACAACATCAAAGAATACAGTAACATTAAGAGCATTACGTTCAGGTCGTCCATCAACATTCACGTGAATATTATCAACTCTTGGTTCAAAGTTAGTTACTGTTTGTATAATTTGATCTTCAATAACAGCAACTAATGTAGGACTCATATTTTCAAATAAACTTGCACGTACACTTGAACCTATTAATGGGTTAAAAAAGCGTTCAGTAGGAATAGTTTCCACTAAATTTCTTACTGACCTTACAATAGCACGTTCATTGGTCAATACTGGCAAATCTTTTGTTATTGGATGAGGTGAAAAAGAAAAACTTATGTCTTTAAACCCTCTTGATACACGAGTACCTGCCATTAAATGAATCTTAATACTTTTTTCTTTGTTTATTTATGCAAGAAATTTAATATTTTATATCTATGCATAAAAAAACGCCCTTTCGGGCGATTTTTCCTATTTTCCTTGACCTCTATACCTCTTTTTTGCTTTATTTCGAGAAGTTGCGGAGTATTTTGTATGTTTTCCCCTACCTTGATAGGTTTTTTTGGGTATTGTCTCTACGAAAACCGAAGTTCCCCATGCTCCTGATTTAGTTTTTACTGCCATGATTAAAATTTAAAGTTCTTGTGGTTCTACTTTGATAGATTTTGGGTCTACTACTCCTTCTTTTTCCGAATTGAAGTAGTATTCCCTTGCATAATCTTCCATTAAGTCAAAAAGTTCCTTTTCAGGCACTTTTTCATGTGCTATTTCACCATTGATATACACATTATAGACTTCCATTTAAATAGTCCTTGTTTTTTCGTGCCCTACACGTATTCTTGGATCACACCAGATGTCAAAACCTGCTTCTTTTGCATCTAAACAGAAAGAAACGTCTTCTCCACACATATCCTGAACCTCACCAGATTCAAATACCTGCATTTTAGGAGCAAACCAAGGATATTTCATTTCTTCATGTTCCCAAACACCTTTTTTGATTAATAACCAGCCAAATCCAGTATAATCGACGGTAAATGGTTTCTTTCTTTTCGAGATGCTTTCGAGGGTTTCGTGGTTCATTACTCCACCATTAGTTCTGAAGTCATCTTCTTCCAACCAGTGTGCAACCGAGGTGGTTTTGCCGTCCTCTGTGCAGTACCAACCACCAGCAATTTCCTTATCCATAAGGACTACTTGCCAGAATTTCTCTGAATTGAATACAATGTCGCTATCGATCCATAATTGGTAGTCATATTGGAGTTGACCATCCCAAGGTATCTGATCAGGTCCACGAAGTACGTTAGCACCTAAGCACTTGCATCGTGCAAAGTTGACCATTGATGAGTAATCCTGAGAAATTTGGATACTTGCTCCACTTTGTACCAGATCGAAGCATAGCTGTACAAATGCTTTTAAAAATGTATATGAAACAGTCCTACCAGGCAAACAAAATACTACTGTTTTACCTTTTACCATTTCTTTTGCTTTCTCGAAGTCCCACTCTGGTGCTTTATTGACCATCGGAGACTTTGCCTTTACGGTAAATCCTTTCGCCATAATCTATTGTAATTACAAATATATCATACTCGATTATATAGCAATTGTCAATAGTTTTTATTATATTCGGTTAACCATCCATTCTTGCAAAGGTATTCTTATTTTCTGGTGTCCATACCTTTATACCAACTGCAGGTGACATCCAACCAGTAATAATATACTTTACACCTGATAATGGAGGATTACCACGATGAAGATGTGTATATGAAGAAGGCCATACAACACCCATATTTCTTTTTGGTTTAATTCTTAATTTCTGATATAAAAACTCAGTCTCACCACCTTCTTCGACATCATTTAAGTAAACCGACCATGCCATAACCCTAAGATTATGATCCCATGCTATATTTTCATTATGAAACGAATGATAACCTTGAGTTGGTAATGTTCTTTGGAGAGAAGTTACACTACTCATCCATTGCATATTCTGTAAACATGGGAAATCATTTACGTATGGTTCAAAACATGTTTCGAGCAAAGCCGCTCCTATATCTTTACCAATATCAGTATGAAAAGGTTCAATAGGTATTGCTGTATCTGTAAGATGAAGACCAGCAGCATTATTTCTTTGCCTTGGTTCTAATACTTGTTGCTTACCCCCAAGATCCAATAAGAAATTAACTAAGTGTTCAGGTAGAGCATTATCATAAGTTCTTATAAAATTCTCTTCTGCTTGTTGAGGTTGCTGAGTATCGGGAGTCCATACTGGTTCTTCTGGTGCAGTAACAGTTATAAAGTCTTCCAATACTGGTTTTTTATCTTCTTCACCAGGTCCACTTATATTAGCCTTGCTTCTAATATCATCTTGAATCCTTTCATTATTATTAATATATGTTGGCGTTATTCCAGTATCTCCACCAAACTTAGGTTCTATTCTTTTAATTTTTCTTTCTGAACCTTTTACAGGACCACAATACTTATTACTTTTCTTTGACATCGGATTCTGTTTTATTTGTTATTATACTACCATTGTGTTCCTGCGTCAATACGCTCTTCTACTGGTGGTGGAAATGTTTCTTGCCCATACTTACCTTTATTTGCAATAACTTCACCATCAATATAATTACAAGATAATATAACCCTTCTCTTTTGATTTGTAGTTGTTGTACTATTATGATGTTCAGAACCATCAAAGATTAATGCTCTATTTGCTATACTTTCAACTTTAGTACCATCTGGAAACTCCGTACCACCATCACAGGTATTAATATACAAAATTAATGCTTTATGTGTATATGGCATATCAGTATGTGGATCATGATGAAGCATTGTACCTACATTAGTATACATGATACATCTTGATCTAATTAAACATATTGCTTTTAAATATTCATTCAACATTGCTCCCATCATTTGATATAATCGTTGATCATGTATTTGTAGATTATGATATACATCATGTATAAAATAGAAATCTGTTAAACTATTATTGTATATGCCATTGTCATCTTTTTTAACATATGCAACACCTGGTGCAAAAAGCCAAGGATTACGAACATCCATTATATAAGTTTGTATTGCTTTAAAATAATCAGCAGGTAAAAAATCATCAATTACTTTCATTTTGTTAAAAAATTAGTTAAACAGTATCTACCATAATGTTGATTACGATCTTCTTCTTCCATATGTATAGGAGATACTTCATGTTTTAAACAACTTGGTATAACAACTAATCTATTATTCCTACACTCTATAGTTTGATTAAAGTCAGTTAATGTTAGATCACCACCTGTAAACTTCTTTGGTTCTTTAAAAAACCATGTAAGCATCGTAACCTCTGCACCATCAGTATGAGAATCATAGTAATCTTCATTCTCATAGTATGATAACATTATATCATCATTACAAACATTATGCATAACATTAGACCAAAACCAACTTTCTCTTGCTATTTTACTAAACATCCATGATAGATGAGGAAAACATTGTTTTGATATATCAGTTATTCTTGGTGGTAATATATGTGATCTTTTACAGTTAACTAAAAACTTACCATTTCTGATAGCACCACTTGTTTCATTATTAGCAAGTAATTTATTATTATAGTATACATCATCAAGATCTTCCCATATAACTCTCAATTCTTCTTTATTATACCAATCATCAAAAATAAAATATTCTGGATAATCTACAAATTCATATTTCATTAATAAGATGCATCTGCCATTATACTACTATCAAACACGATTGATTCAAAACTTAGTTCGTCTTTATAGTATGAATGATATAATCTACCCCATATAAGATCAAATTCATTTTGATCCAAATCTTTAAAAAGTACTTCTCCTCTTAAGTATATGTGGTAGGTATTAGGCATCTTCTTTAATAATAAGTTCTCCACCATCTGTTTTAAAATTTACTTCAGTATCTTCAAACCATCCTTGATCATTTACTACCCATTCAGGTATTCTTACAAAGAATTCTCCAGATACTGTATCAACTTCTATGGGGCGTATATCTTCGGGGTTATTTTTTAGCATTCTGTAGTATTCTGTTTTTCCATTATATATCAATTACGAATCTTTTGCAAGTGCGACCCTGTGGGCATTTTTTAACAGCGAAAAAAAATTTGAAGTTGGATGGAATATTGTTCTCGCTCTCGTAACACTTTGTAGGTTAGGGTAGTTAGTCGTTTTTAAACGGGGGCGAACGGGGACGGGGGGACGGACGGGCAACTGGCATATCACGAACCCACTGTGCCACCTGACCAACTGGCATACGTCTACTCTTTTGAGACGTATGCCTAACGAACGACTACTACCAGTTAGACATCCACATAATGCCATTGTC